TCGCCTAGCGTGACCTGCTTCATCTTGCCGGCCTTGGTGGTGACGGCGACGCGGGCGCCGGGCGCCTCTTCGCGGTCGCACCGCACCGCCCACTGGTCGCCGGCCTTGGTCCAGGTATTCATGTTGTAGACTCCTTGTGTGATGTGATGAAACGGTCCCCACTAGCCTATCCATGACGCCCCGTCACGCTCCATCTATATGACGGCGCGTCATGGTGCCCTGTATTGCGCTGTTATTGCTGGCGAATAATTATTTTGTGAACGCGGCTCAATACCGGGCGGAATTAGTTTCAGATGAAACTTGTAATGATTAGAACATTCTAAAGTGAGGGCCGAAACGGACCTAATCCGCTAAAAGCGGTTGCCTTTGGTAACCATCGCCAGTGTTGCCGATTTGTCGGGGCTCTAGCGCTGGGGTGTGAAGCGCGCACCGGGCGCAAGCTCTAGCGTTATCCCCAGTGTTATCCACCGGTCGATAGGTCAATGTCCTGGACATATTGACGGGCGTTCCGCGAATCACGCACGCTCGCGCGCAGCCTCAAGCGCTTGGAAAGAAAGCGGGAATTCGCGAAGTGAAGGGAAGCAAGCGGGACGTTCGGGCCACATCTCGGCTCTATCAGTTGCGGGCCGCTGCCGACGCGGCGGAAGCAAGACGCCGCAAGCTCGGCTCTCACGGTGCTGCCTCCATTGTCCGCTCTATCGAGGTGACACCTGAACTCGCCGCGAAGTACGGCGCCACGGTCGCGGCTCCAGATGGTGAGCCGCCCTGGTCGTCCTGGTCGCCATGGGCAGAGTCGCCGCCGCCATCATGCGCCGGCCTCGGTGCTCGCCAGTGGGAGCGATCACGTCGCCGGCTGCGAGCGTGACGCTGCGTCTAGGGTTCGGCCTCGACAGGTCGCGGTCTCAAGCTCTAATCTCACCAAATGCCCAAGAAGCCAAAGCAGGCAACCGCCGGCTTGGTCGATCCCAAGCCAGAACCTACCAGCCCACAGCTACCCGCATCCCCTGGCAAGTTCCCAGATGGCCGCTCTAAGCCCGCACGCCGCAAAAACGGCACGTTTGCAGAAGGGTGGTCCGGAAATCCTGGCGGCGATGCCGGCCGGGCGCGGCGGGCGCTGAACCTTGCCACGATCAACGGGATGGCCGACGCATATCGCCGGGGCGGGCAAAAAGCCATTGACCAAGTTATGAAGGAGCAACCGGCGATATTCCTCAAGATGTTGGTTTTGCTGGTCCCTCGGGAATTGGAGGTAACCACGAACAAAGGCGTCAAGGGGATGACCGACGAACAACTAGAGGCGGCGATTGAGGCTCTGGAGCGGATGTTGGGGAACCGGGTGATCGACGTGACGCCATCTACATCTAGTGGTGAAACCACATGATCGGGGTCGATTGCAGTTAAGCCATTGAAATCATTGGGGATGACTGTCGAACTAATAACCCATTGTTCGACAGTTAGGTGATTGGGCAGAAGACCGGCACCGCAGGGAGGATCAACGCCAGCCCCACCGCCCACGGGACGGCGCAGGGGGGGGAGGGGGGCGGAGCGAAATCGGAAAAAAATCCAAGGCCCCTTCTCCAAGTGCCGCCATTTTTTTCGTTCCGGGTCCGTTTATGTAAGAATATCAGCGGGTTAAATTAAATCTCCCCGGCAATCGAAGCGGGGAGAAAGGGTGGGGAGATAGTGGTGTGGAGGGTGTGGCTACGTACGGAGCCGATGTTTCACGTGAAACATGTGATCAGCGATCAGTTAGGCGTCTAACTGAGTGGTGGGGTGGGGCGGGGTGGGGTTTTTAGGATGTGGGTCCGTTTATGATTTTCTGGGCGGCGGCTTTACGTGCGTCACGCAGGCGACGTGATCGGAGAGTTGAGGGGGAGGGGATATCGGATGGTGGCCGGCCTTTTGCAACGCTCTCTTCATTTGCAACGGGTGCAACGGACTTTGCAACGGGGTCGGGCGTTGCATTTGCAACGGGTGGCTTGAGGAACTCGTCCATACGGCCGTCTACGTTACGGCGGGTAAGGGATGCGGCTTGGAGCCATTTGAGGAGTTCGTCGCAGGTTTGGATGGTGAGGGGTTCGATGGTAGCGCGGCGGCATCGTTCGATGAGTTTCACGAGGGAGATGATTTGATGTTCGTCTGGCAAGATTGGGTAGGAGCGAGGGAAGGGGTCTGTCATGGCGGATGAATACCGGGTGGGTCGGATTGAAAGGCTACTTGCTGAGCTACGTTATGAGGTTGAGCTTGGGATGATGCAGGGGCAGGTTGACGAGAACCTGACGTATAGGTTTGTGGTGCCGGTTAGCCGGGAGTTTCGCGACGGGGTTGTGTTGTGTGAGTTTCGGACGTTTCCGACGCCGCGGAGTGGGGTGTTTGGCGATTGGATTGATGGCGGGCTCATGGGGCAGCCGCGGCTGAAGGTCATACCGGGTGGTAAAAAGTAGGTTAGGATCGAGCGATCGATTCGTTGGTTGCCAAGGAGGATAGCATGGCGGGCAAGGGTGGTGGAGACGACTTGAGCCTTCGGGCGCGGAGCAAGTTGACGGAAGAGGAAATCCAGAAGGAGACGGCGGAGAAGATCGAGGCTGGGCAGAAGGAGCACGACGAGGTTCGTGACGCTCAGATCAAGGAGGCTGCGGAGGCAGCCGAGAAGGCGGAGGCGGAGCGCAAGGAGGACGAGGCGGAGGAGAAGAAGAAGAAGGAGGCTGCGGCGGCGGAAAAAAAAGGAAGCACCGGATCAGGAGCCGGTTCCACGGCAGCGCACTCCTCGCAAGCGCAAAGCCACGGCTCCCCGCAAACCGGTCCGCGCGCGACCCGCGGCTAAGCGGAGACCTAAAGTAAGAGTGAAGACCAAAGTGAAGCGTAAGACCTCAACACGGAAATCAGGGAGGCGCATCTCGCGCTAAAGCATCATGCCCCGCTCTGCTACGCGACCCGTGCCGGGCTCGATCGTTTGGTACTTTGCGGCGAGCCCGCCGGCTGCCAAGGCGCTTGCCGCCATGGTTGTGAATACCAACACTCCGCAAGGCTCTGAGGGTGTCGGTGGTATCGGTCCCAAGCTGGACCTCACGCTGTTCAACGCGGATGGAACCACGGCACCAGCACTGGCCGTGCAATTCTACTACGGGACGCGCCCGGCTGCGGGAGCGGTTCCGTGGTGCACCATGCCGCGGGTGAACGAGCCGGCCGCGGGACAGTGGCCGAGCAACAACTGATCCTTAGGGTAGAGCGCTTAGGGTAGAGCGATGCCTGCCGAGGAAGCAGCCAAGCAGGCGGGGACGGTTATCACGAGCGTGGTCAACGCGCTCAAACCGGAACCGCTTTTATTGGCTTCGTTCCTCGTTGTGATGGTCGCGCTGGGCGTCGTAGTGTGGGAGCTTCAGGCGGTGTTCGCGGCGCAACGCGAAGTCAACGCGCTGCTCTCGAAGTGCGTCGATGCTGACATCCTCAAGGCTCTCGGGATACTGCCCAAGTGAACGTGTCAAAGTGAACGTGCCAAGCGATCGCCGGCTCTCTCGTGCGCAGCGCGAGCGCCGCGAACGGCTGATGTTCTGGCAAATTATACGCACATCGACGGGATATGGAGGGGCTCATGGCTCTGGACTATGCGGGGACGGCTGCGTTGATGAGCGATGCGAGTTTTTCCCAGCGCACCCAGATCGCGTGCTTGCACTACGCCAGCTACATCTCGGGCGAGGACAGGAGCGTGGCGGCACATAACACAAGGCTCAAGTGGGCGAGCCAGGTGTTCACGGCGCCCAACATCGCCGCCGCCCAGATCATGCCGGTGCTGGTGATGGATCAGAAGGTGCAGGACGCGGGAGCCGCGATCACCGACCCGGACCTACAGAGCGCGGTCGAGGCGTCCGTGAATTCGATGCTCTAAGCGCGAAAGCGTGAAACACATGAAAATCCACGTCGTGATGCAGAGCGGCGCGCCGGTCGCCGCGTACCTGAACAAGCCCAATGCGATCGCGCATGTGCTGCGCAACATCAAGAACGATACCCACGATAGCGGCGGCCACGCGATCGGCCTGGTCACGCTGCCGGTGGGAGACGGTGAAAAATACGACGCACTCAAGATGGACACGATACGCGAGCCAGAGTACCCGGCAGATCATCCCGTGAAAGGCGACCTCGGAAGCGTTCCTCTTTAAGATCAGGCGTTAAGGAAGCGTGGCAGGAAGCGTGAATGCGAAGAGGCGACCACCACGAACCGCTCAAGCGCGAGAGCGAACGCGAGATGCGGAAATCGCCGCATCGGTTCCTCGATACGAAAGAGCCGAAAGAGCCGAAAGAGAAACCCGAGAAATCCGAGCGCGGCTTCGATCCCGGCGATCAGTCGTTCCCCTGCACCGCGGAGGAACGCTGGCAACGCGAGGTGGACGGAAGACCCAGCCTGGAGAACGAAGACGCGCTGCTGGAAAGGCTTAAACAGGTGCACCCGGAGATGTGGGAAAAACTATGCCGCGAGAACCTGGGACTTACGACGTGATGCTAGGCCCCGATCCGGAGCACGACGGCAAGCTTATGGCGCACGACCCGCTGTGCCCCATGGTGGAGACCCAGCGGCAGATGGGCGAACCCCTAATGACGCTGTTCGAGTGCGAGGAAGAACTACCTACAGACCTGCGCCGGCACTCGTGCTTAGCACCCACAGCATGACCGCGGTGTTCAGCAACAACATCAAGCGAACGTAGATCAGCTCTCGCTCTAGCCTATTGAAGTATATCTGTTCCATCACAGAAGTCCCCCTAATGTGATGCGATGATCGTAGAGTGGTGAGTGGCGAGTGGTGACCCCCCTATTCTCTTTCGTTGGGTCTCGCGTGGGCTTTTTTTACGTCTGCCCAACTGTCGTAGGCTTCGTGCTGCGGATCAAGGTCCTTGAAGTCTACACCCATCATGCGCTGCGCCAGCTGCATCATCGGGGAACCACCCCACTCGTGCTGCATCACAGACATGAAACCCGCGCATTGCCGCGAATTCTTGCGCCCGCGCGCGCCGGGCTTCGAATAATCCACCGTCTTGTGACAGAGGAAGCCTTCCGCACGCTCGATTTCCTTGAGCCGCTTCGGGCTCAGCTGATACTTCTCGCCCTGTCCCTTGCGGAATGGGCAGTTCGCACACGGGCGCTTCAAGTCGAAAATCATTCGTGCCAGCCCTCGTCGCCAAACATCTGCTTCTCGGACATCGGCATTAGCTTGCGCATGTACTTGACCCACATCTGGAGCACATCCTCCCGGCAGTCCGGGTGATGCGCGATGATCCAGAGCGAAACCAGGTCCGCCAGCGCCGCACCGACAAATCCAGAGTCCTTGCCACGAAGTATCTTCTGGATGCGCCTGCTCAGCGCCAGCGCCGCCTCGGCATCCTCCCTGGAATAGAACTCCTTCACGGCCCCTTCACCTGCCTGATCGGATCAAGCAGCACGTTCGGCCCGCTGGGAAATATCTTCTTCATGTTCTCGGTGAAGCGCGCGTGCGCCACCTGAAGCGCAGGCGAGGGAACAGCACCGGCATGGCGCAACTCGGTCATCATGTAGTCGATCAAAACCAGCGCCGCGGTGAGCCCGTCCATGTACTTCTTGTTGATGTCGCTAAGCTCCACGATCTTGGCCGCGGAAATAGCCAGCGCCGCCTTGCCTGCGTCACGGTCCTCCAGAACAGGGTCAAGTACCGCCGCCAGCGTCTTGTTTTCCGTCTCAAGCGCGTACACCCTGCGCTCTAATTCTTCTTTCTCAGTCATCAGCTTCTTGATCGCCTTTGCCCCCACATCCAGGAGCATCGACGCCCTCTCTCCCCACTCCAGATCGTCCAACTCGCTGCATGTCATCGATCGTGTTCTCCAGCTGGAGAATTGTTACACGTAGCTCCCGGTTCTCGCGCTTGAGTCGGTCATTCTCCGCGGTCAGCCGCTTGATGATCCCCTCGGGCGCCATGTCAGCACTCAATCTTTCCAACTAAGCAGCGGTGCCAGTTAGGTAGATCGTGGCAGGGCGAATCCGAGGTCCAGCACCGGATGCTATCCCCGGCAAACTGCACCGTGATCAGAACCAGCATGATGCCGGCGAGGACGCCGATACAAAGCAGAAACGCCAACAAGTTGCGCAGCGTGCCGTCTCTGTTGGTGTCGCCTGGATGCGGTTCGAGGATCATTCAATCCTCCCTCGGTGCGCCATCGCTATGCCGCGTGATGTTGATGTTCACCCACATTGCTACTTCGCGCAGCTTGCGGAGCAGGTACGTCTTGTCCGGCCCCTCGGTGCAAATCTGCTCGATCACCGCGGCATACCCGGCGGCAGCCTCGCGCCCGCGGTACATGCGCTCCTTCTGGCGATCACTGGGATTGAGATAGTTGAAGGTCTCGGGATGTAGGCTCATTTTGTCCCCTCATTTGGTCTCTTGTACGATGACAACACAATGCTCGCGCTCGTCCACGTTCATCGCCCAGCCGTCGCCCGGCCGCATCGGCATGGCATCGTCATAGCCGGTGAACCCAAACATCCGGGCTATCTCGAATGCCGCAACCGGATGCGGATATTTCTTCGAAGGAACCGAAATCGAGAGATGACGGAGAACCCTCTCGTCGTGATGCGTGAAGGTGAATACACAACGATAGGCGCCCAGCTGCGCCACGTAACTCGGATTGTCGCCGGGTGTGGGATCGCCCTTTCGATAGGGGTGATCCATCGCGTACGCCACGACCTTGGCGACCCTCGCTTGCGCCTCAGGCCCGATAACCAGCGGTCTAACATTCACGGACGGCCCCTGATGCGTGCCATCGCCGCGTCAAAGCACGCTTTCACTTCAGTTAGTTTTGGCGAGACCGGATTGCCCTCGGGCAGGAACAGAATCAGCTGCTCGATCAGCTGGCAGGCACAGTCGAGCGCCATCACGACATTGGCGGCGTCGGCGCGGATGGTCTTGATTTCCTCCCGCAGGCGGGAGTTTTCCTCCGCGTACAAGTCTGCACGCTCGCTGTGTGTGTGATTGGGCATGTATTGCGAAACTAGCGCGTTTGCGCTAAAAGGCAAGAATAATGGTGAAGCCCCCCAAGAAAAAGCCCCCGCGCGCCTCCGCCGTGGCGATCCGCGTGCGCCACGATGAGCGCAAGCTGTTTCAGGACTGTGCGGGACGCCTGGGGATAACGCTAAGCTCCTGGATGCGAATGACGCTTCTGAAGGCGGCACGCTGGGAGGAGAGCCAAGCTCGATAACATGAACGCTCCCGAGAGTAAGCTCCCGTTCGATGACGCCGTGGGGGCGCAAACCCTCAAGGCCATGAAAGATGAACTCCGGCTGCGCCAGAGCCGCAAGCTACAGTCTCGCGCGGGCGGGCTCATCGAATTCGTGAGGTATTTTTGGAGCGTATTAGAGCCCGAAACAAAGCTGGTGGAAGGATGGCTCCTCTACGACATCTGCATGCACCTGGAAGCGGTGACGCTGGGAAAGATCACGAGACTTTTGATCAACGTGCCGCCGGGCTCGATGAAATCGCTAATGGTCAACTGCTTCTGGCCGGCCTGGGAGTGGGGCGCAATGTCGATGCCTCACCTGCGCTATGTGAGCTTTTCCTACTCGTCAGGGCTGACCGAAAGAGACAACACCAAGTTCCGCAAGCTGGTGATGAGCGATCGCTTCAGGGAGTTGTGGGGTGAAAAGTTCACGCTCGAAAAAGAAGGCGAAATCAAAATCACCAACGACAAGACGGGAAGCAAATTCGCGTCGTCGGTCAAAGGCATCGGTACCGGCGAAAGAGGCGATCGCGTTGTTATCGATGATCCTCACGACGTTCACAAATCTGAGTCGGATGTTGTGCGAACGGATACAGTTCGGTGGTTCCGTGAGACCATCACCGACCGTCTCAATAACCTGGACGATTCAGCGATCGTCATCATCATGCAGCGGGTTCATCAGGGTGACATTTCCGGTTTTATCCTTGAGCAAGGATGGCCGTATTGCCACCTCATGGTGCCAATGGAATTTGAAGCCGGACGGGAGCCTTTCAACCCGCTTGGATGGACCGATCCACGTACAGAAGACGGGGACCTGGCTTGGCCGGAACGCTTCTCCCCCGAGGCTGTTGCCAATATCGAAAGAGAAAAAGGCTCTTGGGCCTATGCGGGCCAGTATCAGCAGCGTCCTTCGCCGCGCGGTGGAGGAATCATCAAGCGTGAACATTGGCGCGCCTACACCCCCGAAGAGTGCGGCAAGTTCGGCGTCCCGTGGCCTAAGTTCCCGGTCATGTCCTATACCGTCCTCTCCCTCGATACCGCCCAGACCGAGAAGAAGCAGAACGATCCCTCCGCAGCCATCGTACTGGGTGTCTGCAAAGATATCTGGGAGAACCGAAGATTGATCTTGATGTGGGCCTGGAGCGATCGGCTCGAACTCTACGAACTCGTCCGCAAGATCGAAGAGACCTGCAAAAAGTTCAAAGTTGATAGAGTTCTGATCGAAGACAAAGCCTCCGGCCACCCGGTCGCCCAGGAGCTACGGCGTAGAGGCCGGGTCATCTCGGACAAGATCGGGCAAAACCCGAAGACCGCCGACCGCGCGGATTTCGGCGTCCAGCTGATCACTCCCGAGGGCGATAAGGTCGCCCGGATGTATTCCGTGCAGAATCTCTTCGAATGCGGGCTGATCTATGCCCCCGCCGAGGATAGTGGCAGCGGCGATTACCTGTTCAAGGAATGGGCCGATAGCGTCATCGGCGAGTGCGCGGATCTCCCGAAGGGGCAGCACGACGACCTGGCGGACGCTATGTCTCAGGCCCTCGTGCATCTGCGCTTGCTGGGCCTCGCCAACATGCCGGACGAAGACGAATTGGACCGTGTGGAAGAGAATAAATACAAGCGGGCGGCAGTCCCGCTTTACCCTGCCATGTCTTAGGTTTGTGGGTTAAAGTCCGGGGATGCTGATTCTCGCATCCACGACAGACAAGCTCCAGCTGGTGTTTCCTGGCGGCGGTGCCGGCGTGGATTACGAAGTCCTCGTCAGCTACCTGGACAACATCTCCGGTAGCGTCCAGCCCGGTAACCAAAAGACCCAGATCACCGCCCCGATTTCCGCGGTAGATATCTGTGCGCCGCCGGCCTCTGGCGTCTTCCGCAACGTCAAGACCATCTTCATCAACTGTCAGAACCCCACGCCATCAGGCTCCGTTATCGTCCAGCATACCGATGGGACGACCATCGTCCAGCTGCACAGCACGGTGATCCCGGTCCAGGGAACGCTTCAATACATCGATGAGGTCGGCTTCATCATCGCCGACGCGCCGCGCAGCGGCACCCCGGTGCCCGTCTTCAAGCAGACGATCACGGTGCTCACCAATCAGATCGACATCTTCAATATCGGTAGCCTTTACGACGAATACGAACTCCACATCATCAACGGGCAATCCGACGCCGATCAGGGGCTTGGCTACATCATCTCCCCAAACAACGGCTCGACCTGGAACAACGGTCCTAGCGACTACGCTTCGGGCTACATGGGGGCCGACTACCTGGGAAACATCGCTGGCCACGGGCTGGTTGCCGATCACGGTGTCTTCGGCGGAATACAAGCCAAGGTCGGCCCCGCCTTCATGCAGAGCCGGGTTTATTTCAACACGCCGTCGCTGGCCGGCGTGCTCAAGCCGATGAATTTCGAGACCCACACCCAGCACCCCACATCCGGCTACGTCAAATGGGACGGAGCTACGCTTTTTGGGCAGAACACGAACCCCTGGAACGCCATCCGGCTCTACTGGGTCGGCGGCGGCCACTGGCTGGGCGGGACGGTCATCCTCTTTGGAATCCAGAGGTAGACCATGCTCCTTCTCACCCAGACGACCGACTCGATGCAGATCAACACCAACACCGCGGCGGCGGTGGACGTGCACGCATCTTGGGTCGATACCGCGGGCGCCACCATCACTCCGGGGCGCAAGAATACGAACATCGTCGCTGCTGCCACCACGTCCATCGTGCCGGCGCCGGCTGCCTCCACGCAGCGTAACGTCAAAACGATTCATGTGAGAAATAAAGACGCTACGCTGAGTGTCGCGATCCGTATGCAGGTCGTACACGCCGCCGGCCTGGTCAATATCGTGGATCAGACGCTCAACCCCGGCGAGATGCTGGAGGTCGTGGATATGGCAGGCATCAAGGTCTACCATGTCTAGCTGTGGTGTCTGAGGAGCGCTATGCCCCCGCCTCTCAACGGTAACGGCATCGCCCAGACCGATCATTATCGGAACCTGGACGACGTACCGGGGCGGATTCCGGGGACCGAGCCCCCCGACGATAACCTGGTCATCGTATTCCAGCCGGATGCCGAGGAACCCACGGAAGAGGTGGGCGTCCGGGAGCTACCCGGCGGCGGGCTCTTGATCCACCTGGGCGGCAAGGCTCTCCCTGGCGAGGCCAAGGAGAGCGCCAAGGATCACGGCGCAAATCTGGCGGAGCATATCGATGAGCGGGAGCTTGCTCGCATCTGTGACGAACTCCTTAATGGGATCGACGCGGATCTCCAGAAGCGCCAGGACTGGCTCAACGCCCGCGCCGCCGGAATTAAACATCTCGCACTCAAAGTCGAAAACCCACGATCGCCTACGGCTGACGCTGATACTGCGGTCGAAGGGCAGACGACGGTAAGATCGCCCATCCTCCTGGATGCGGTGATGCGGTTCCAGGCGAACGCCCGTGGCGAACTCCTTCCGGCCGGCGGACCCGTGAAGATGCAGGACACCTCGACCACGAAGACGCCCTCGCGGTCGTTCCTGGAAAAGCAGATGCAGGTCCCGCGTGATGCGACCGGCGCCGATCGGCCCATCCTGGCCGAGGACCTGGAGACGATGTTCAACCGCTACCTGACGGTCGTGGATAAAGAATACTACCCCGACACGAACCGCATGTTCTTCATGCAAGGCTTTGGCGGCTGCGGCTTCAAGAAGGTCTATGCGGACCCGATCAGGCGGCGTCCTTTATCCCGCGCAGTAGACGCCGCAGACATTATCGTGAGCGACGATGAAGTCTCGCTGCACGAGTGCGGAAGAGTAACCCATCGCATCTTCATGCGGCAAAGCGTGATGAAGCGAATGCAGCTGTCCGGGACGTACCGTGACATCGATCTTATCCCGCCGAGCGCGCCCGAAAACGACCCTTTAGATGAGGCGGAGAGTGACGTGGGCGGCCTCTCGCTTTGGTCGCAGCGTCCTGAAGACTATAAACATACTGTGTACGAGGCTTATTGCGAACTCGACATTGCAGGCTTCCAGCACGTCGAAGACGGAAAAATTACGGGGCTCCCGCTTCCCTATCGGGTTAGCATTGATAAAGACTCCCAGGAAGTCTTGGAAGTAAGGCGCAACTGGAACGAGAACGATGATCGCTACATCAAGCGAATGCCGCTCGTTAAGTATCCGTTCATCGATGGTCTGGGGTTCTACGGCATTGGTCTTCTCAACATCATGGGAAACGCTACTGCCGCCGTCACTACCGCTTGGCGTCTGGCGCTGGACTCTGCAGGTTTTTCCAGCTGGCCCGGATTTCTCTATTCAGAGACCGTCTCTCGCCAAGACACGATGACGTTTCGCGTCGGCCTTGGTGCCGGCGTGAAGATCAATACTGGCGGCCAGGACATCCGCGCCAACGTCATGTCGCTCCCTTACAAGGACGTGACGGCCGGCCTCGTCCAGGTCACAAAGCATATCGAAGATGAGGCTCGTCGTGTCGGTGGGACGCCCGAGCTTATGGTCGGTGAGGGTCGGCAGGACGTTCCCGTCGGCACGACGCTGGCGATGCTGGATCAGGCCGTGAAGGTCCTGGATAGCGTCCACAAGGGCATGCACATCGCGCAGGCGGAGGAATTCGCCCTCCTTCGTGAGCTATTCCGGGAAGACCCCAAAGCGTTGCTCTGTCCGGCCGATGGCGACGATCCGGCGGCTCAGTGGGAAGCGAACGATATCATTAAGGCGCTCAATACCTGCCAGCTGTCGCCGCGTGCTGATCCGAATACGCCCAGCCACACGATCCGCGTGATGAAGGCGGTTGCGCTGGTTCAACTTGTGCAGATGAACCCGCAGATGTGGGATCTCTTTGCGGTGGTTCGCAAGATTGCGACCATGGTGGGCATGGGCGATATCGAAGAGTTGTTCAATAAGCAGCCGCAGCCGCAGCAGACTGACCCGAAGGCCATCAAGGCGATGGCGGATGCCCAGAACAAGATGTCGGAACTCGCGCAGAAGACCCAGGACTCGAAGATGAAGGCTCAGCTGGAGTATATCTCCGAGCAGTTCAACCTGATGATCGAAGGCATGCAGCTGCAGGATAAGCGCGAGCAGCGTGCTTCCAACGAGCGAATCGCGACCGATAAGATTAACGTGGAGAAGATGAAGCTGGCGTCGAGCGCGATGGTCCATCCCGAGGCGGCCCCGGTCGGACAGTACATGGGCCAGCTGTGGCCGGTGCCGGCCGCACCAGGCAACAGAATTCTCTAACGCGCGTCCCCCGCGGCCAGGGGCACCATGGCCGCACCTTTTAAGGAGGCGAAGATGGCGCACCCGATGGCAGGCGAAGCGAAGTCGTCAGTGAAGAAGCGGCTGGCGCGGCTGGGCGCTACCGCCGGCAAGTCTTGGGGCTACTCCAAGATGTATAAGAAGACCAGCTATCCGGGCACGCATGCCGGTAGCTCAACCCCCATGACCATCTCCGGGGGCAAAGGAAGAAAGAGGGCAGATAGACGCGCCAACGGTGGTGCGGTCGGCAAGCTCGCCAAGGGCGGCGCTGCCGGCAAGAAGAAGGGGCACCACACGACGAACATCGTGATCGCTGCGCCTGGCGGCGGCGGTGGTCATGCTCTCGGTGGTCGTGGCGGTCAGCCGATTGCTGCCGCGCCGCGCCCGCCCATGGGGGGAGGAATTCCATTGCGGCCTCCTGTAGCAGCCGGTCCGCCGCCCGGTGCCGGCCTGGGTGCTGCGATGCCGGCGCGCCCGCCGATGCCGGTGCCCGGTGGTCCACCGCCCGGTGCCGGCGGCCCGCCGCTGCCCGGCATGAAGACCGGCGGTGTGGTGAAAAAGGCGAAGGGCGGTTCTGCCGGTCGTTATGCCGGCTTTCCACACTCGCCTACGTCAGGGGAGGGCAGCAAGCTCTCCGCGCATCGTAATGGCGGTGCGGTAGGCGCAGCTAAGCGCGCGCGTGGCGGGGCCACGGATGACGACAACGACTCTGACGACACTAAAAAAAAGAGTCAGCCACAGGGCGCTATCACAGGTGACGATGCCTTAGACCCTGGACGCAGCAACCAGGCGCTAAATGCGCTGGGCTCGCCGTCAGGTGCGCCGCCGATCGCGGGCGCGACCGATCCGAATGCGCCGGCTGCGCCGCCGCCTGTGCCATCAGGCGCGCCATCGGATCGCAACGGCGGTGTTGTGAGGAAGCGCCAGATGGGCGGCGGAACGCAGCAGCCGCAAGTCGGCGGCGGCTTGTTCGGGATGACCCCGCCCGGTCGGCAGCCGCTTCCGGCCCAGCAGGGACCATCGAACCTCTCCGGGCGACCGGCGCGTCCCGCACAGCCGCTCACCGTGCCGATGCCGACAAACGTGGCGGCATATCGGACGCGCCCGGCGCCGGGGACCATGGTCGGCTTCAAAAAGGGTGGGAAAGTGCCACCCCATGGTGACGAAGCCGAGGATCGTAAGCTATTCAATAAGATGATGAAGGAGAGAGGCCGTGGCAAAAAAGGGCGGTAGAGAGATTCCGTTCAGCAGCACCGCACCCAGCGTATTGTCCGGCCCGATCTATCGTGACCTGGGCAAAGGCGAGCGCGGCTCCAAGAGCGGGGGCGGCACGCTTACCGGTCTGGCTAAGGGTCGTGAAGCCTCCGGGAGAGGCGCTACTGTCGGCGTGAAAGGCGGCGCCGGTTCCGGCTACGGGCGGCTGAACAAGACCAGGGCTGCTCGCAAGGTACCGGATAAGACTGAATCCTAATCGAGTGTTCTGATGGCCGTTACCGGCTACGATGTGGCGTTCTCTGATGCGATGCGGCAGCGAATACGCTTGCAGCTGCAGGGCGACGATACCCGTCAGGGGCTCTATCGGCAGATCATGTCGTGCCCCGATTATCAGACCTACTGCCGAATTCGTGGCGAGATCCTCGCCTACGAGAACGTACTCACCCTGATGAACGATGTGGCGCGCGCCATGAACGACGGCGAAGAACCGGTGCGCCCGTACAAGTCACACCTGGGGATGAACTGAATGACGCTTATTCAACCGAGCGCAAACGCGCCGCTGTCTTCTCTCTCCACGATGCACCAGGCGCCGATGCCGCCGTGGCGCAGCGATGAAGAGGCGGAGGACTACATTCGTGATCCGAAGGCGTTTCTGCTGAGCCGGCTTGGAATTCTGCTGCCGCTTGACGTGTTTCACAACTGGATCATCACGGCGACCTACTACCTGCCGGCCTGGCATGTGTTGCCCAGCGGTTTTAAGTTTCACCGATCTGAGAAGGGCCACGACGAAGCGCTCTGGCAGGGCAAGGTCGGCCTTGTCATCGGCAAGGGACCGCTGGCGTTTCTGTCCGAAGGCAACGTGAACTTCCATGACCAGCACGTCGATATTGGCGACTGGATTCAGTACGACATCATGGAGGGGAGACAATTCACGCTGGATCGCGTGCATTGCCGGCGGCTCAAGGATACGCAAGTTGTGATGCGAGTGCCTGATCCGGCGCTGGTTTACTAAGAGGGCAATCATGGCTGACGAAGATGAGGATTTGGTCGTCACACTGGACGACGATGAGGAAACGCAACCGCCGCAAGTGAATGGGGCGCAGGCGGCCAAGCCGCCTCCGGTGCCGGGTCCGGGAGCAAGATCTCCCGCCCCCGACACTGGGCTCAAGGATCTCCAGACCCAGCTGCAGAACGAGCGCGCCCAGCGTGCGCGCGAGCAGGAGCAAGCTCGCCGCCTGGCCGCGGAGCGCGATCAGGCGATCGCGTTTGCCCGGCAGGCCGAGGCGCGCGGGCTCTCGACGTTCGAGCTACAGAACGAGACCGAGCTTAACGCCGCCAACGATCAGATGGAGGCGCTGAGCGATCAGGCCGAAGCCGCCATGAACGATGGTGACTTCAAGACGGCGGCCGAGTGCAACAAGAAGATGCACCGCCTGGGCGGAAGGATCGCCCTGTTGGAGCGGGATAAGGCGAACCTCGCGAACCAGCGCGAGACGATGAAGGTCCAGCACGCGCGGCCGACCACGCAACAGCCGCGCCAGCCTACGGAGCCGCAGCCCACTGATCCGCTGGAACGCTCGCTGCAGGGACGCACCGAGCCCACCAAGCAGTTCTTGCGGAAGCATCCCGAGTTGATCCGCGGTGACGGCTCCTTGAAACGTGCCGCGATCGACGCACACGAGACCGCGCTCGACGCCGGTTTCCAGGTCGATACGCAAGGCTATTTCGATCACATCGAGAAACTGCTGGGCGGTTCCGGCCAGCCGGCCGGCGGCGAGGTGCGCGTTCCCTCTGGGCGCGCACCGACCATAGCGGCGCCAGCCTCGCGCGGGGGCGGAGGCGCTGCCGGCGGCGGAATTCCGGAGACCTTCACCATGACGCCGAAGATGCGGCGCCTGGCGGAGGAACAGGGTGTGACCCCGAAGGAGTGGGCGAAGAACTACGTGCGGCTCCTCGCGGAGGGGCGGATAACGCCGATTACTTGAAAGGAGCTATACGATGACCGATCCGGTACCTGGCCCGAGGGCAGGGCTGAGCGACCCGCCGACCCCGCCAGCGTTCGTAGCGGGGCTGGGCGAAGAGAACCCGTTGCGTGAGGGACCGCGCGAGGAGGTCCGCATCGGGATTCGTCCCGACCGGTCGAAGATGCGGCTCGAACTCGATCCGACCCGTGAGCGTCTCCTGGAAGGCGCGGCGCTGATCGATCCGTTCGACATCTCCGACATTATGGAGGTGTACGCGCCGACCAAGGGTGATCCGGCCAAGGGCAACGTCCAGAACGAAATCGACTTCAACTGGAAGCGCTACGAGACTTATGGCAAGCGGGACTATTCCGAGCAGCGTCAGTATCACAATCAGGGCTGGCGGCCGGTTTTACACTCGCACTTTCCCGGCAGGTTTGCCCCAGAAGGGACAGAAGGCCCGGTTATCGTCAAAGATCAAATCCTGATGGAACGGCCGATGCGGTTGACAGTAAAGGCGCGTCAGGATGAAATGAAGCAGGCGACTCAGGTAATGCGCGTCAATCGCGAGAACCTGGGGACCACGCCGGAAGGGCAGGCTCCGAGGATGGTTCTCACCGACAAAACGTCGCGCGAGAACATCAGCATCCCAGAGGAGTAGCCGGGTCCGCCGCACGGACCTGAAGTCACCACAGATCGCGGACTGCGGCGCCGTTCGCCAAAGGCCGGTCACCCTGAGAGACGGGGAGCCTGTCTATGACGAACACGAATGCGCCGTTCGGATTCCGTCCCATCCGTCGCCAGGACGGCGCGGCATGGTCCAGTCAGTTTTCTCAGCTGAAAGCGCAGAGCACGGCCGGCGCGCTTAACCGGGGCGACCTGGTTAAGAGCCTCGCGGACGGCACCGTGGCAGCTGCGGCGGCCGCCGATGGTCACGTCGTGCGCGGCATCTACGTCGGCTGTCACTATCTGCTCACCGCCATGGGCTACAACATCTGGAGCAACTATTGGCCCGGCTCCGGTGCGCCTGCGGGCATTTCGGTGGACGTGTTCGTCGTGGACGATCCGTTCGTCGTGATGGAAGGCATGGCGGCTGCCGGCCCGATTCTCTTCGCCGACATCGGCTCCAACTGCGACATCGTGGTGAATGCCTCGACCACGGGGTTCTCCAAGTGGGCGCTGGGCGCCCCCACTACCACCGGCTCGACCTCCTTCCCGTTCAAGGTCATTGGGCTGGGCAATGGTGGCGTGAACATCAGCGATGGCTACGACGCCACGAGCGCGAACAACATCGTGGAAATCACCTGGAACGAGATGTTTATGAAGACTGCCGGTCTCGGCATTTAACGCGGACGAACGCGGGAAAGGGAGTAAGCCATGCCTATCGATATGGCATCGATCAAGAACGAACTCTTCCCCGGCCTCGCCGCGGTTGAGGGGCGCTACAAGAAGATCGAAACCAAATGGTCGAGACTTTTTGAGAAGCGCACATCGAAGATGGCGCAGGAGCGTCGTACGCAGATGGCGTACCTGCCGCTCGCGCGAGAGAAGGCCGAAGCCGCCTCGACGTACTTCGATGAAAGAGCTGGCGAGCGCTGGCTCTACAACTGCGAGATGAAGGAATTGTCTCTCGGCTACATCATCACCAGGAAGGCCGTGGAGGACAATCAATACAAAGCGGAGTTCAATCCGAGCAATCTCGGTCTCCAGGACGTGTTCGCCGTCACCAAGGAAATCTACGCCGCGAACATCTTCAACGTCGGCAGCGTGTTTGATGCAACGGTCGGCGGTGATGGCAAGGCTCTCTTCGACACCGCGCATCCCATCGACATCGGTACGATCGGCAACCGTCCGGCGGCGGACGTGGATCTCAACGAGAGTTCGCTGCTCACGGCGATGACGCTCATTCGTAACAATTGGGTCGATGAGAGGAACATCAAGATCGCGGCGCGCGCAGAACTCGTGCTGGTGCCGGCGGCGCTGGAGCAGGTGGTCGTGCGACTCCTGCGTACCGAGCTACGGCCGGGAACAAACGATAATGATGTCAACGCGATCCAGCATGTCGGAGGCGGACTACGCGACTACATCGTCAACGAATTCCTCACGTCGCCGTTCGCCTGGTTCCTCAAGACCGACAAGCGCGGGCTGATCTACTACGACCGCGTTCCGTTCGAGATGGATATGTACGTGGACTTCGACACCGATAACTTGAAGGTGAAGGGCCGCGAGCGCTATGCCTTCTCGTACTTCGATTGGCGGGCAGTCTACGGGACGTACCCCACCTCGTAAGAGGCCATGCACGGCTGGATGAAATAACATCCGGGGAACTGGCGAGGCGGACTGACAGCCGCCTCCGTGCATTCAAACTGGGGAGACGTAGATGGCGCGACGTGCCGCTGGACCGCTTGGCAACTCCCCACGCGATGAGTGCGACGACTTCGTTGGCGAAGCCGCGGACTTGTGCAAGGGCGGCACTCCGCCGCGCTGGCCTCCCAATCCGAAGAAGATTAATCCGTCGAAGAACGCCTTTCATTCCAGCGTAAGCGGCAAGGCGTCAGGCAAGCGCGCTGACCGCGCGCCGACCTATCGCCGCGGCCACTTTATGAAGTGAGGTGGCAAATGAAGCGAAAGGACAGAGAGCTTCTTGCGGCGGTGAAGAAGAAAAAACGCGGTGGCTTTCTGCCGTTCCACGGCAAGGTCACTGGCGGCGCCGCCCGCCGTCGTCCCGACCGAGCGGCGACGGGCGGCGTTACGCCGGCTCCGGCAGGCGGTGCCGTGAAGCAGAAATTCCAGGCTGGTGGTGACGTAACGACGAACAAACCACCGGTTCCGTTTGGCGAGCGCTACGGCGGCAAGGCGGTTTCCGAGGACATCGCGCGCAGGACTGAGAGCGTGAACCGTCCCGACACCGAGCAGAAATGGTTGAAGGGTCGCGACCAGGATATTCGTAGGAACTACGCGCGCGGCGGTCACTTATCGGCAGCAGGAAGGAGAGCGCTTCCCGGCTCCGACTTCGCGCTGCCTGGGAAGGGGAAAGGGCCGGAGGGCAAAGGCTCCGGCTCCTATCCTATTCCGGATGAGGGCCACGCCAAGGCGGCGCTCTCGCGCGGGGCTGCCAATGCGTCACCGGGTGAGTTGGCGACGATCAAGCGCAAGGTGAAGGCCAAGTTTCCCGGCATGAAGGTGAGCTAGATACCTGCTGCCACGCAGGGAAGGAGAGGCTGGGTGAACGCGGAAGCCCTCTTCCGATGAGCGAATAGCCCGGCCTCTCCGCTTTATCATGGATGGATGATGGTTGCCCCGGTTAATACGATGCCCGCCGTCCAGGTTGCCGGCCCCTATGCGCCGATTGCCGCGCTGCCTGTCATCAATATCACCGGAACGCCAGGCGTGGGCGGCAACCCGCCTCTGGACCCGGTTCTAGCGCGTCCGGTGGTGGTGCTTTCCGCCGGTACGATTCCGTTGGCTCCGGTCCAGCCAATCCCCATGAAATCGTTCACGGCCGGCACGGTGCCGCAGGCTCCTGTCACACCGATTCCCGTGGTCATCGTAGGGTGATGAATGGCGGCCCCGACCAGCGAGACCTTCGTATGGATGCCACCGTTTGCCGATGTGATTATCGCCGCCTACGGGCGCTGCCAGATTCGCCGCACGGCCCTTTCGTTAGACCACTTGATGGACGCTGCTATGGCAGCGAACCTGCTCCAGGTGGATTGGTCGAACGAGCAGGTGAACCTCTGGACTGTGGATCTCCAGACGATCAACCTCAATCCGGGCGTTGCTACATACGATGTTGATCCGACCACCGTAATGATCATGGCGGCGTACATCTCGACGCCGCAGAGTGGAGGGGCTCAACAGCGCGACAGGATCATTACCTCGATCGATCGCGACACCTACGCGAGCTACCCGGATAAGGTCACTCCGGCCCGGCCGACGGTCTACTGGTACAACAAGCAGCGCGATCCCACGATTACGCTCTGGCAGCCGCCGGACGACGCCGAGCCGTACACCCTCAACTTCTATCGCGCGCGCCAGATGCAGGATGCCTACGTGCCCGGCGGTCTTACCCCCGAGGTGCCGTACCGATTTCTGGAGGCGTACGTCGCCGGTCTCGCCTTCAAGCTCAGCGAACTCTATGCGCCTGGCCGCATGACGGAACTCGCGGCGCGCGCCGTGGGCTCCTTTGATAAAGCCAAGAATCGTGATGTAGAGAACGCACCGCTGCGGATCATCCCGGCGATGACGATCTACACGGACGCGGTTTATTAGCTATGGGCAGCTTCGCACCAAAAGGTCACGCGAGGGTCAACCCCCAGCATCCGGACGCCTTTGCGATCTGTGACTGCTGCGGATTCCAGTACAACCATCGCGACCTGAAATGGCAGACCGCCTGGCGCGGGAAGCGTATCGAGCGCACCGGGCACCTCGTGTGCCGGACCTGTTGGGATATTCCGAATCCGACGCTGCGGCCTATCACTCTTCCGGCCGATCCCGTGCCGATCCTCAATCCGCGGGCGGAGAAGCACGGGCCGGATAAAACCACACCCGAGTACAAGCCGCCGGTCATACCCTAGCGATGACGAACACGCTCTACCCGCTCTACAAGCAGGCGCTCATCACGGAGAGCGCGGCGAATGCCGGGCTCGATCAACTCGATCCCAATGCGCCGTATCTGGCGTTGATGCACCTGGCCGGCGGGTACGTTTACAATTCTTCGCATCAGTTCTTTACCGACCTGACGAACATCATCGGGACGCCGGTCGCGCTCACCGGAACCTCCGTCTTGAATGGACTCTTTCGGGCGAACACCGCGGTCTTTGCCGGCGTCACCGGGGCGAGCTTCGATGGCCTGGTGATCTATCGGCAAAGCTCGCTGGCGAATTCAAATTGGCGGCTCGTATTGTACGAAGACCTGGGCATCATCGGGCTGCCGATCACGCCCAACGGCGGCAACATCATCATTACCTGGGACGTGGCAGGAGTGTTTCAACTCTAAGGAGATGGGATGATTGATCCGTTACTCGAAACGATTGAAAAGGGCGATGCGCGTGAGATATTCGCGAGGCTGATGCAGCGCTGTGAAGGCATGCCGCCTTTGGAGCAATACACGATCGCGCTCAATCTGATCGTCAATACTATCCGCATGACGACGCCCTACCGTGCGGAGGCAGAGCGGGTGATCGATGATATCTTCCGCAGGGGCAAGAGCGTGCTGCTCGATCAGCACTACGATGCCGTGACGGGCAGGCGCAGGACCACGTTCGCGCACAGTCAGATGGTACAGGCACCGTTCGTGCCCAGCGAGACGCAAGTCTTTTAGAGCGTTCTAGGGATGACATGCAGCCGGCAGACCTACCGCTGGACGTTTATCGGGGAGACACGACGCGGTTCCAGGTGAAGCTGTGGACCGACGATGGCACCACGCCTTTCGATCTGACTGGAGTGACGGCCAAGGCGGAAATCCGCGAGCGCCCAGCCGGCGTGGAGATTACCGAGCTTGAGTGCGTCATCACGCTCCCCAACATCATTGATCTGGCGCTCTTGTCGGACGACAGCCATAAGATACCGTTCACCAAAGGTGTCTGGGACCTGCAGCTGACGTTCCTCTCCGGCGACGTGCAGACGCCGCTTGGTGGGGTGGTCACGGTCACCCCTGATGTGACGGACAGCACGCCGCCAGTCCCGCCACCGACACCGTAGGGGGAGGCAGCTATGCCGCCCCCCGACATCACCCTGGTCGAAGTCACCCGGTTTGTGGTGCAGGCTGACCCGCCGACGGTCGCGGCGATCCCTGTCATCAACGTGAACATGATCGACGCCACGGTCGATCTGACGATCGATCCGGTGCCGGGCTCTGTCGATGTGACGGTCGCGGTCGGCGCACAGGGACCGCCCGGCACGCCCGGTGGCCCGCCTGGACCGCCTGGTCCGCAGGGCGATCCTGGACCGCCCGGTGAGCAAGGCGATCCTGGACCGCCTGGTCCGCAGGGCGATCAGGGTGACCAGGGCATCCAGGGTTTCCCTGGTCCTCCCGGTGCGCCTGGTCCGCCTGGTCCGCCTGGGCCTGGAGGTGTTCCGGAGGCGCCGCTCGATGGGCAGCAGTACGCCCGGCAGAGCGGGGCCTGGGCGGTTGTCGTCAGCAGCGGTGGCATTCCCGATGCGCCATCGAATGGTAACGTCTATGGCCGGCTCAACGCGGCCTGGACGGACCTGGGGGCGCTCTATCAGCCGATCGGCAGCTACGCGCCGATCAACAATCCGGTCTTCACGGGTGATCCGCAGGCGCCGACGCCGGCCACCGCGGATAACGACACCTCGATCGCTACTACCGCGTTCGTGAAGAACCAAGGCTACGCCACTACGGCGTCTGTAGTGGCGGGTTTCCAGCCGCTCGATGGCGATCTCACGTCGATCGCCGGCTTCAACGGCACGGGACAGTGGCTCTACAGGTCTGCCGCTAACACATGGGCCGCGGTGACGATTGGTGCCGGGCTTAGCTTCACGAGCGGCACGCTCACGGCGGCTGCCGGGGGCACCGCGTTCTACCGCTGGGGCACGGCTACAACGCCGCCGCCGGCTTCAGGGCGCGTTCTCGCCAATAACGCCACGCTGTCGGCGGCGACCTCGCTCTACGTTCACAACGTCACCGATGCCGGGACTGACATTCGGCGCATTCTGCTTGCGCTGTCTGTCGGGACCAAGCTGGTCATTCAGGATCAGAACAACAGCAATAACTACGCCAGCTACACGATTGCATCCACACCGATCGATCAGACGACCTACGTTGAGTTTCCGGTGACGTTCATCGCCAGTGGCGGGACGATTGCCAACAACGCGCAAATCATTTTCTCGGTTGTAGGTGCGGCTGCTGGTGGCGGTATCTCGGACGCGCCCAACGACGGCAACACTTACGCGCGTAAGAGCCTTGCCTGGTTCCGCATCGATAACGATCCGTTCGGTTATGTGCTGCGTGCCGGCGACACGATGACGGGCAACCTTCAGATTTCGAGAACCAACGGTCCTGGGCTTTTTCTGAACGATCCCGGTTCGATTGGCCCGCGCTACATCATGGGCGCGTCGAACAGCGTCAATCGCTGGGAGATGGACCTTGGTGATAGCGGGACTGAGACAGGGAGCAACGCCGGTTCTGATTTCCGCCTCACCAACTACAGCGATGCCGGCGCTCCGCTTGGTACGGCGCTGACTTTCTCGCGTGCCACAGGTCTGGGCGTGGTATTCGCTGATCCGACTTCGCCGCTGGGTATTTCCACAAAACAATACGTCGATAACAAGGTCGGGGCCTACGTGCTCAAGGCCGGCGACACGATGACCGGCGACCTGACAATCAGTAAGACCCAGCCGAATTTCGTTCTGGATGCGCTTACCGCCGGCAACCTACGCGCGCTCTACGGCAGAACGAACGGCGTCAATCGCTGGCTGATTTCGCTGGGGGACGCTACTCCGGAAAGCGGCAGCAACAACGGCTCGAACTTTGTGCTTACTGCCTACACCGATGCTGGGGCGGTTCTCAGCAATTACCTCTCGATCCAGCGCACAAATGGCCAGGTGACGCTTACTGGTGCCATCAACGCACAGGGCGGATACAGAGGTACAAGTTCGGGTTCGGCGCCGTCGGCTGCTTTCATCGGCGAGCTTATCAGCGCAACGCAGAGTACGCCGCAGAGCCTCGTCACCGCAACAGCCCTGTCGATTACACAGATCACGCTCACGCCCGGTGTCTGGGATGTGCAGGGTGTGATCGGCTTTAGTGGTGCTGCTGCTACTACACAAGCCTACTTCATCGCCTGCTTGAATAGCACGGCGAACGCGCTGGTGTCGGGCCTCAATCAGGCGGCAATGCACGTTGGATATAACCTCGCGGCGCACAACTTTCTTGGCACGTTCAATCTGCCGACGCCAGTCCTGCGCGTGGGGGTCAGCAGCAACACATCGTATTTCGTGACGGCTTACTGCGGGTTTACCGGTGGCACCGAGCAGGCAACCGGCTTCATCCGGGCGGTGAGGGTGGCCTGATGACGCTTCCCTGCTACTACGTCTACGAACCCCAGATCTCCAGCCGTGGCTGGCCGGACGACAACTCTGGCATCTCCGCGCTCTCCTGGTTCGACCGCGACATAACCGACCCGACCGCGGGGCCGGCGGTCTTCCTCAATGTCTCGACGTTCTTTGGGCCGCGTATCGATTATGAAGTCTTGCCGCAGTTGTTCGTCAATGTGAGCCGGATTTTCCCGCCCAGAGCCTTTATGCTTTTGGAGCCGACTCACATCCTCAGGAATGAGGTGCGAAGGATACTCATCTTGAAGCGGGAGGCATGACGTGTACGTGGGAAGGGATTTCCCGCCGGCCGAGCAAACCGAGAGCGATGTCTACGGGCTGGATTTTATCAACGATCTGGACGTGGGCGAGCAGATTGTCTCGTCCACCTGGTATCTGACTGTCACGGACGGCACCGACCCTAATCCGCAGTTTCATCTGCAGGGTCCGTCCAAGCTCTACACGACAGACGACAATACGATGCCGACGGCGACCATCCAACGTATCGGCGGGCTCTGGGCCGGCGTCACGTACAAGGCGCGCGCGGAAGTCACTACCGACTTCGGTAACATCAAAAGCTTGTGGTCGCATATTCACGGGGTAGACGCGACATGACCTACGACGAAATCGTGGCGGCGCTGATGACCCTCAATGAGGTGCCGCAGAACAAGTCCGACGAGAACTTCGCGCGGATACTTCCGAGTGCCTTCCTCTATGCCGAGGGAAGGATTTTTCGCGACCTGAGTTTGATCATCACGGCGATCAATCAGCCGGCACAGATGACGGCTCGCGTGCGCCAGTTCATCCTGCCGGCGAGCATCTTGGCGCTGCGGAACCTGAACCTGGTCACGCCGGCCGGGCCGCTTACCTTCACCAGCAAGCGCACGCCCCTGGAGCGCATATCCCCGGAGGCGCTGGACTACTTCTGGCCGCAGGACTCGTTCAAGGTCGGCAAGCCGCAGAAGTACGCGATTGTGGGTGATGCGCAACCGATGGTGTCTCCGCCCAATCCTATGACGCCGGTAGACCAGCCGCAGGTGCTCTCGCACATCGTGCGGGTGATGCCGACGCCCGATCAGGCTTACTACGTTGAGGCGTGGGGCGACGTGCGCCCGCTCACGTTATCGTCCAGCTGCTCCGTGACCTACCTCACGTTCAACTATCCGGAACTCTATATCGCCGCCTGTATGGTGTTCCTCGCCGGCTACCAGCGCGACTTCGGATCTCAGGCCGAGGACCCGCAGCGGGCAGTCAGCTGGGAGGGGCAGTATCAGAACCTACGCGCGGGGGCTCTGATCGAGACGGCGCGCATGAAGGGCGAAGGCCCCGGCTTCACGGCACAGCCGCCGACGCCTGTTGCCATGGCGGGGGCGCCGAATGCCACTGGTTAAGCCGGCGGTCCAGTCAGGGATCAACTCCCAGGCCACTCAGGTCCAGGCGCAGAGCGCCTGGTTTGCCGGCAACCTGGTGCGCTGGCGGTTCGGATTCCTGGAGAAGATCGGCGGCTGGCAGCGTCTCGTGCAGGCGCCCTTCTTCGGGCTGATCCGGCGCATGCACGCCTGGGTCGATCTGCTCAATACCAGGCATCTCTTCGTCGCCAACGACGGCGGGCTCCAGGCTTACATTGGGGCCACGCAATACGTCTTTACGCGGGACACTGGGTACATCCCGGACGTACAGCGCAACCATTGGTTTCTCGCCAATCTGGGAGAGACCGGGCTGATCGTCGCCTCGCCTGGTCCGCTGGAAGCCTACAAGCCGCCGATCACGAACGGAGCGATCGCGCACGTCGTGGGACCCGACCTGGGATCAGGGGCGACCGCGCCGCAGAAGAACAACGGCATGTTCGTCGCCATGCCGCAGGCGCAGGTGATCGTGTTTGGGACCGAAGGTCTCATGGGCGATCCCACCACGTTCGATCCGCTGAAGCTGCGCTGGTCCGATGCTGGGACCTACGACGTTTGGAGTGCGACGGTAAGCAATCAGGCCGGCACATACCGGCTCTCGCGCGGCTCCAAGATCGTTGGCGGTGTCCAGGCGCCGCAGACGACGTTGATCCTCACCGATACCGATTTGTGGGGGGTGAGCTACGTGGGGCCGCCGCTCGTGTACGGCTTCACGATCCTGGGTGCCGGCTGCGGGCTTGTCGCGCCGCATGCCATCGTCACGCTGGGGAATACGACATACTGGCTCTCGCGCAAGGGTGTCTGGGCGTTTGGTGCCAATGGCGTGCAGAACCTCCCGTGTTCGGTCTGGGACTACATCTTCGAGAACCTGGACACGGTGAACATCAACAAGTGTCACGCTGCAGCGAACGCAACCAGCAATGAGGTCGCGTTCTATTTCCCGCCGCTCTCGAATTTGGTTCCCGAGGGACAGAACATCCTGCTGGAGAGCCAGGATTTCTACACGATCCAGTGGCTCAAGACCGGTGCGACGGCGCTCCCTACGGTGCAGTTCACCTCCGGCTATGTGTACGAGCCCGGCTACGTGACGTTCGGCTGGTACGACGGCAGTGGCGGCCTCTCGAATATCAACTGGCTCGATCGCGATGTCATGTCCAAGCCGACGGCGACGGTGATCGCGCCTGACGGCACGCTGACCGCAACCACGTTGCGCGAGGACGGCACGACGGGCGTGCACCAAATCAGCCAGCAGATTCTCAAGCAGGACGACAAGGCGGTCTATACCTTCTCGCTCTATGTCCACAAACTATCCACGCGCAATGTGACACTACGGGCGACCGCCGGGAACACGTCTTTCTTCACCTTCAATCCGACAACCGGGACGTTGGTGGCGCAAGGTGCCGCGCCGGACTTCGTGTTTGGCAGTTGGGCGATCGGGACTGACGAATTCGCAACCGGCCTCGCCGGCAACGGCTGGCTGCGCTACTCGATGACGTTCACGAGTGATGCCGCGAATTTCCTGAATCTCCAAATCCAGCTGACCAATGGCAGCGCGACAAGTTATGCCGGCGACGGTACGTCATTCGCCTACATCTGGGGCGCGCAGTTGAATGCGGGCGGCTCGCTCTTGCCCTATGAACGCACCGGGCAAGCGATCCCGAAGAACGAAACGATCTACTACATCAAGCTCAACGTGCAGGAGAACGCCTGGGACAGCGGTAAGCTCCCGCGGACGGCTTGGATCGACAACTCGATCTGGGGGACGCCGCTTGGCGCCGACGCCAACAAGTTGGTGCAGCAGCATGAGCGCGGCTTCGATGCCGACGATCAGCCCATGCGCGGCGTCTTTATCGAGAGTGGCTATACCGAGTTGGGTGACGGCACCGCGATGATGTCGATCCACCAATGCCATCCCGACTTCAAGTGGTTCGGGCACAACGGTGAGGTGCGTCTCACGATCAAGATGAAGGCGTATCCGAATGAGGACTGTCCGGTGTTCGAGTACGGGCCGTTCTCGATGACCAAAGACACGCAATTCTTCGACCCGAGGGCGCGCGGTCGCTATGCCGCGATACGTTATGAATGGTCGCCGCGGCGGGGTTTCTCGGCGCGCGTGGGGGCGCCCACCTATCACATCAAGCCGACGGGCAAACGGCCGTGAGGGGTGATGAGTTAGTCAAGAACCAGCTGTTGCTGGCGCAGGCGATCAGCACGCTGGCGCACCATCTTGATATGTCCAGCGGCTTCCAGCTGACGGCCATACCGGTGGCGCAGCTGCCTAATCCGCCCACGCCGGGGATGATCGGCTGTGTGAATGACGCGCTAAGCCCCGCGATTGGGAGCGCGGTTGCCGGCGGCGGCACGGTGACTGTGCTAGTGTGGTATGCCGGCGCAGCCTGGAAGGTGTTAGCGCTATGATCCCTACGCCCCCACCGCAGGTGCCGGTACCGCCGCCGCCGATCGATCAGGTGACGATCGATCAGTTGGCGCAGAACATCCTGCTGACGGCGCAGGCGGTCCAGCGGTTGCATGTATCCTTCGATCGCAAGTTCACAGGAAGCCCTTGATGACCCCAGAACAAACGAGCCCCGAGCTACGCAAGTACCTGGCGGAATCCTATCGCCGCGATGTGCTGGGCGAGGTTGTCCCCCAAGAGTGGCCGGTGATGACGCCGGCTCTGTGGG